GTTACTAGTTTTACCGCAAGTTCATTCACAATAAGTGGTGGCTCTTCATTTTACAATGATTCTGCCAATACTTACGTAGCATACCTATTTGCCACTTGTGCTGGTGTTTCCAAAGTAGGCTCATACACAGGAACAGGAACTACACTTCAAATTGATTGTGGATTTACAGCAGGGGCGAGATTCGTCCTCATTAAGAAAACAAGCGGTACAGGGTCGTGGTACGTCTGGGATAGTGCTAGGGGTATTGTGTCAGGAAATGATCCCTACCTTTTATTGAACTCTACAGCAGCTGAAGTTACCAACACAGATTACATTGATACTTATTCGGCAGGTTTTGAAATTAGTTCAACAGCCCCATCAGAAATCAACGAAAATGGCGGTAGTTTTATCTTTTTGGCGATTGCCTAGACATGAAAAGCGGAATCTATCATATTAAGAATATTGTCAGTAATGGCATATATTTTGGTCGCTCTGTTGATGTAGCGGATAGGTTGAGCCATCACAAGCATCAATTAAAGCGTGGTGTTCATGTTAACAAGCGTTTGCAACATTCATGGAATAAACATGGTGAGCAATCGTTTGAGTTCAAGATGATTTGGGAAGAAACTCCAGATAAGTTAGAAGAATTAGAAGGCTTTATTCTTGAGACTGTTTGGGGCAATGAAAGATTGTTTAACCATCACAAACTGTCTGCTGGTGGATTCTTGCCAAACAATAAACTAGGTTGTTTTACAAGGTCAGAAGAAACCAAAAAGAAATTAAGCGTTGCTTTTAAAGGTCGTGAATTTTCTGAGCAACATAAGCAAAAGATTGCAATAGGTAAAACTGGTTTAAAAGCTAGTGATGAAACTAAAAAGAAAATGTCAGATAAAAGGTCTGGTAAAGCTAGACCACAATCATGGCATGACAAGATGGCTGAATATAGGGAAAACAATCCAAACCCTATGCAAGGCAAGATTAGCCCTATGAGAGGAAAGAAATTCCCTACTATTGCTTGTGAGCATTGCGGTAAGGAAGCCTCAAAAGGAAACCACTTACGCTGGCATGGAAACAATTGTAGGAGCAAATAATGCAAATCAGAACAAATAATGGGCAAGTAATGTACGAAGCAGAATTTCGTGCATACACAAAAGCCAATGGTGGCCCATCATGGGACATAACAACAACTGAAGTCTTAACTGCTTTGGGTGCTGAAGTAGTCTTTGAAGGCCCACAAGCTACTGGTGGAACTGTTTACCAATACTCTCAAGCCTCTGGCGTTGAGCAGATTGATGGCAAGTGGTACACAAAGTATGTGCTTGGCCCTGTGTTTGCCGATACTACAGATGAGACGGGCAATGTCACATCTGCTATTGAACATGAGACTGCTTACAAGGCTCAGAAGGATGCTGAACAGGCTAAGAGTGTTCGTCAGAGCCGTGATGATAAACTAACAGAAACTGATTGGAGATTTCGTAGCGATATGACTCCATCACAAGAGTGGAAAGACTACTGCCAAGCATTGAGAGATGTTCCTTTGCAAAGTGGTTTCCCTTGGACTATTACTTGGCCTGTTGAGCCACAATAAGGAGCAATCATGGCTGTAACTAATCAAGAGTTATTTAACATCTTTCTTACTAATCCGAATATGTCGGATTCGCAGATTGTTACCTTGATGGAAACAAGAGGCATTAGTCCTGAACAGGTTTCCTCTACATTTGGAATACCTGTTGGGGATGTTGTGTCACGTGCGGGTGCAGTTATTCCTCCCAATCAAACAGTAACTCTTGGCGACACCATTGTTCAGCCTGTATATCAAACTACTGGTTCTGGCATGGATCAGCAAGTTGGTGGACTTGAGAATGTTATTACCTACAAAGCTACTGATAACAGGGCTGGTGGATCGTATACCCAATATACACCTACTGGTGAAGTAGAGAAAACTGGTACTCAACAAGAAGTTAAAAGTGGTCTAAAAGAATTTGCACTAGGTGCGGCTGTACTCTTTGGATTGCCAACTTTATTGAATGCGGGTGCGGCTACAGCGGCTGGTACAGCAGGAATGACTGCATCAGAAATTGCGGCTTTAACAGCACAAGATTTAGCCATTGGTGGTGGAGGTTTAGGAGCTTTTGCACCATTGACTGCGGCTCAAATTGCGGCATTAACTGCTCAAGATTTAGCTATAGGAGGCGGTGCTTTAGCAGGGACACCACCAGCAACTATACCTGGCTTGCTAACTCCTACTGTTGTACCACCCATTGTTCCACCTGTAGTGCCGCCTGTAGTACCACCCGTTGTTCCTCCGACAGTTATCCCTCCTGTTATTCCTCCAGTTACAGACTTGGTAAAAGCAGGTTTAACAACAGCTCAAATTGCCGCTTTATTGGCAACTACTGCACAAACCGCTGGTGGTCTTCTGCAACAACAAACGTCTAAAGAAGCGGCTGTCAAAGCGCAAGCCATGATTGACAGAGAGACTGCTGCTGCCAAGCAAGCGGCTCAGTTCCGACCTGTTGGCATGACTACTAGATTTGGCTCTTCGCAGTTTGCGGTTGATCCAGTAACAGGTCGATTAACAAGCGCAGGATACACATTAAGCCCTGAAGCTAAAGCGGCTCAAGATAGGTTTGTAAGACTTGCTGAGTCTGGTATTCAACAAGCAGAAGGCGCACAACAAGCATTTGCTCCTCTACAAACAGGCGCACAAAGTTTGTTTGGCTTGGGCAATCAGTATTTGGCTCAGAACCCTCAAGATGTTGCACAGAACTATCTCAATCAACAGATGGCTTTGTTGCAACCTGGTCGTGAGACTGAACTTGCTAACTTGCAAAACAGACTCCAACAACAAGGTCGTGGCGGCCTTTCTGTCGCTCAAGGTGGTGCTTTGGGTGCTACAACTCCTGAGTTACAAGCATTGTTTAACGCTAGAGCGCAACAAGAGGCACAATTGGCGGCTAATGCTCAACAGTATGGTCAACAACAAGTCCAGTTTGGTGCGGGATTGCTTGGTACTGGCGCTCAAACATTAGGTCAATACTATGCGGGTCAACAAGGGGCTTACGCACCTTATACGACTGCTATGGGACAGGTTACAGGACTTGAAAGTGCTGCACAACAACCTTTCCAAATGGGCGTTGATTTAGGAAAGATCGGAGCAACCACTGGATTCGATGTTGGTCGACTTGGGCTACAGGGTGCTGGTCAAAGCGTGGCATTGGCTACTGGCCCTGCGGCAACAAACAATCCTTACGCATCATTGTTAAGTGGTGCGGCATCCTCTCCCGTTCTTACAGAAGCCGCTGCAAAAGCTCTGGTTGGCTTATTTTCATAAGGATTCATCATGGCAGATATCGTAGCAAGTCTTTTCGGTCTAACTCCCGAAATGTATGGTGAGCAAAAAAGAACAAGTAGTTTGGCTGAAGGCATTAGACTAGCCCAACTAGACCCTGCGGCTCGTGGTGCGGCAATGACGTATGCAGGTGCTAGAGGTCTAGGGGATGCAATTGGCGGTGCTTTGGGTGTTCAAGACCCACAGTTACAGTTGATTAGCACTAGAAATGCTATTGCTAAACAGATAGACCAAACTAATCCTGAGTCAATCTTAAAAGGCGCTCAGATGTTGGCACAAGCTGGCGACCAACAAGGTGCTATGGCTTTGGCTCAATATGCTCGCCAAGCGCAGAGTGAGATGGCTTTGATTCAACAACGTACGGCTGCGGCTACTCGTGAACGTCAGCAAGCAGTTCCAAAAGAAATTGTGATTGCTAATGAGAAAGCTCGTATTACAGATCAAATCGACCAACTTCGGATGCAAGAGCCTACGCCAGAGAATACTCGTGCGAGTCGCATACTTACAACGCAATTAGCCGAATTAGAAAAGTTAGATGATAAATCTAAAAGGACTGTTGTTGTTGGTAATGCTTTGGTAGATGCAACTACTGGTGTAGAAATCTATAAAGGCCCTGATACACAGAAATACTCTGAGTTTGCTAAAACCTTGATTGATGCGGGTCTGAAACCAGGCACTGAACCTTTCCAAAAACGTATGCTTGAATACGCAACTAAGAAGGTTGAGGGTGTTGGGAAAGGCACTGGCAATGTCACTATTGGTGGCATCAATGTTGATACTGGTGCGGCAGCCAAAGCCGCAGGAAAAATTGTTGGTGAAAACGTAGCCAATATTGAAAATCAATTCTCATTACAAACTGCGT